CATGGTGGGTAGTCTGCGGTAGAGGGCTGTGGCCTCCTCGGGGGTCAGGATCTTCTCACTCACTGGGCTTTTCCGGTTCGTCTTCCGGTGGGGCGGGGGTGGCCACGACATCAATCACGTCAATGTCCTCGATCGGCTGCACATCCGTCACGTCCATGAACTTGGCGAGCTTCTCTTTCAGCTTGCGGTCGACCTCGTCCTCGGTCATATCCGTCTTCTTGACCTCAATCTTCTCGGTGAACAGCCCAACCTCCGTCACCTTACCCAGGAGCGCCAGCGCTTTGAGCCGGATTGACGCCGTTGGGTGCTCGCACTCCTCCAGAATCTTGGCCACCGCGTAACCGCGCAGCTCTTTTGCTTGCTGTATAAATTCCCAGTCGTATGCGGTGAGCATACTTGTCAGGTGCCGTACAGCTTGCGGGGTCTCCAGCTTGGAGACCATGGCGTGTGCATCTGCGGTGGGGGCGTTGGTGGTAAGCGCCGTGAAAGTTTCACGGGCCTGGGTCTTTTCTAGCTCGGATACAACAACCTCTTTGTCTGGCGCACCCATGGATTTGAGCCAGTCGGAAGTATTAATCTTCCCATCCAGCGCCTGCATAGGCGTAGTTTTTTCTACCGGGGGCGGTGCCTCGGTACTGGATGTAACTTCAGGCTGGAAGTCAAGCAGGTGTTCGAGCATTTGTCCTTAGACGGATGCGGGTTGCGGTCCCGGTGTCCCCAGTGTACACTTAGTTCCGGCATTGGTGCAAGTCTAGCAGTTGCCCTTTGCTTTCTCCTATTGGTGGGTTGACTCCCCCATTCAGCCCCCGGCAGAAATGTCGGGGGTTTTTTTATGCCTGTCAATAGTTAGACAGGGGTGTTCTGGAATTTTTATAAAAAATTTTGTGTAGACAGAAAGTATTACAGAATAGTGGGAGCGGGTGCAAAACAGTGTTCATGGCTGGTCGTCATGGCCACGTCAATTACGGGGGGTGGGGGTAGGGTGGGGTTTGAGTAGCGGCAAAGTATTCAGTTTCGCCTGCTCTGACGGCAGAGTGAGTACGTTAGGGCTACCCCCTCAAGGTAAAATAGAGTCAGCGGTTGAGAGAGGTTCCCAACTGCATCAACGCTCACATCAAGGAGAAACTTCCATGAGCATCATCAAGCAATTCATCAACGTCAACGCTGTCGCCTACGGCAAGGCAAGCAAAGTGTTCAAGGCTATCGAGGCCGAGGACTACGCTACAACCCTTGCCGAGGCAGGCATCGTAGGTGCTGACGTTCGGGTGTACGCAACCATCTATGTGGCCGAGGCATCTGGGGTGAAACCTCACCCGAGTCAGCGAGGCGGCGCTCTCACGTTCAAGAAGGATTCACCCGAGTACAACCGAGTGAAGTATCTGGTTGACGTTGCGACCGGTGTGCGTGAGGTTCGGGCGGCCAAGAAAGCCGAGAAGCACAACCGCATCAGCCCCGAGTTGCGTAAGGCGGCGCAAGCCTATCTCAAGCTGTTCGGCAACGTGGCCGAGGCAGTCAGCATCCTGCGTGCTGTTGCCAAGTGATTTTTCTCGCAAGGCGGCCGGGCGAGTCCTGGCCGCTGTTTCACTCCATGTCAAACCAACTCGGGTTAACTTTCACCCCACTTCGTTCCGTTTCATTCACACTTCAGGAGCACACCATGCGTAATCTTTCCATCCCCACTCTCGAACCCATCGACTCTAGCTTTGTCGGCGTAGACGGCATCCGCTACTACGCAATGGCTTACTACCCCAGGGGCAAGCGTGACCAGTCCTACTGGTTCATCAACCTCTACCACATCGGCGGCAAGCAAGGCGAACACTTCGCCTCAGCCGAGGCCTACCTCCAACGCAAGGCGCAACTGACCCAGTGGTCACTAATTTGACGCTGTCCAGTCCCGCACCTTACGTATACCTCTCCTCTCAAATAATATGCGTGCCGAAACCCGCATGGATATTGGCGATCCGCTTTTTCCGTCCACTCTATCTATCTAAATCTTTTTTAATAGTTATAGATAGATACTTATATACGTACATACAAACACACAACAACAAAACACAACAACTTTTTATATAAGTTGTTCTTGCCTCGTGTATCCCGAAAAAACCGGGGATGTTGTGGACGGAAATTCAAAATCGCCAGTGTTCATGCGGCTTCCCAGCGGCACCATATTTCTTGACAGACGTATACGTATCGGACAGAATCTGGTTTCCGTCCTTTTATCGTATTTTTTAGGAGTAAAACTATGGATGAGACGATCAAAGCGTGGTGGCTGACCCTCAGTCCGCACCGTTTGCACAACCATCTGACCCTCAAACTGAAGCTGCCCGCACCCATGGTCACCGAGATCACAGCGCAGGTCAACGCCATAAAAGAATCACGCCGGGCATCGAAGATCAAGAACAGCGTGGTGTTCAAGGCGTGGGCTGACATCATCGACACGGCAAGGCGCGAGATGCAAACGATACGAACGCTGAAGCACCACATAAAAAAATCAACAACGCCAGACCCGCACAGGTGGGACGCCTTGTGCAACTACGAGACGGTCGTGGCCGGGATCATCGAGAAACTGCATGGCGTGCAAAAAGATGGGACGTACACCCCAACTGCATTTGTCCGCTACCTCCAGACCGAGGGCAAGCGGGTGCCGTTGCATCAAGGCAAGCACTGGACGGACTACGTCAAACCCGCCGACCGGGATCGAATCAAGGAGATGTTCGCCGCCTTGCCGCACCGAACCAGGGGCAAGACCAAGGAACCGTTCGAGCGCACCATCCCCAAGCACATCAACGTCAAGCACCGGATCGCCATGTTCAAGCATCTGGACGACGAGATCATCAACGCACAGCAGGCGTTGGACATGGCGCGGGACGACCGGGACAAGGAAGCGATACGCAAGAACATCATGGAGATGGAGAAGGCCAAGTTCAAACTTGACCAGATGCCACGCAACCAACCCGTCCCTGCCAAGTGGCAGGACATTGAGTAACCCGGTGGGACACCCTGTCCCACGGGATTTTGTTTTGAATTGCCAGCTGTGCTACGCCGCCCGCACAGCCGGTACTACCTTGCAAGTGGCGGCATCTGAAACTGGAGAAAGCAAATGAGTAAGAAAACTGTGGAGTGCGTAGCCACTGGCTACCTGTGGGCAATGCGCGACATGGGCGCAGATGTGTCGGGCCTCGACACATGGATGGAGGTAGACGACTACGACATAAACCTTTGCGGGTCGTACTTCAGCGATGACGCGCCCAAGGGCGGCGTTGCCGCGTATGTGTACCCCGCTGGCTGGACGGACACGCTACCCGACTGCCTGTTTTTTATAACCGCAACCCTAGGAGAAAGTAAATGACTGAAGGACAAGAGCACGAGTGGCACATCGAGTTGGATCACATGAGGGCGCAACTGCGCTACGCATTGGACAACCTGGACAGCATCGAGCGGCGCACCTATGTGCGTCATCAGATCGAGCAAGTGCGCTCACGCCTGAATGAACTGTGTGAATTAACCCAAGGAGAAAGCAAATGAAGATGACAGGACTCAAAGAGAAGCAACGCATCCATGCGAACCAACACTTCTTCGCCGCCAGTGTGCACGACTGGGCGCAGACAACAGATGAGCGTGACTTGCACGACCTGCTCACGCTGATGAAGAAGTTCGGGCATGGTTTTAATTTGTTCCTCGTACCCCTGCCCCACGATGCAACGTATGACATCAACTTCTACCAACCCCAGGTGGATGGCACGCAATGGCTGGGCTATTTTGAAGGGAAGAAGAAATGACTGAGATAAAACGCGCATACCGCGCATGGTGTAAGGACACGTTCGATGAGTACAAGGTGTCGGACTTCCCCTTCCGAGGGCGTATGTTCGAGGTGTGGTGCGCCGCATGGCGTGCTGGGTGTAGACACGCAGTATCTGTTTTGAAAGGAGAAACGCAATGCTGACAACAGAGGAGAAAGTAATTCGGGTGGTGCTACTCGTAGCACTGATTGTGTTGATGCTAGATGTAGGGGTATGGCGATGATTAAGTTGTTGAGGCGCTTGTGCACAACCGAGTGTTGTGAGTGTGGCGAAGTCAGGGTATGGTTCTGGCAACGCCGTTGTGATTTTTGTGACGTTAACGAAGGAGAAATTAAATGAAACCAAAGAACCTCCATGACGCTCTGCGTCAGATTCAAAGCCTGACCTCGTGTATCGCACGAGACTTGGAGAACTACCTCGAAGACCCGGCTATCTACGGGACTGAATACTTCGAGGACGTAAAGGATGCGGCGCTCACTGCCAACCTGCTAGCGACATGGGTACGAGACAACTTGAAAGGAGAAACGCAATGACAAGCGAAGATGAAGACCGAGACGTAGCGCTGTTTCAAAAGCTGGAGTGCGCCATAGCGCAGGCAATCGTAGACCTGAAGCTACCCAGGGAGGAGGACTTGCGGGTAGACATACTGTTGCATGTGCTAGCAAAGATGGCGGCAGACTACGCCATCGAGGACGGCATTTCGATAGATGATTTTTTAGCGGGTATGCGTGGCACGTACACCATACTCTGCAAGCACCAAGTTCAACAGGAGGTTATTCAATGAAAGCTAGCTATTGGTACGCAAGAACCGATGAGGAGGGGGCTGGGCCTACCTATGTGGTTGGGCGTGGTAATGAGGAAATAACTCTGCCATGCCTGTTTCAGTGGGAAGCGGCAGCCATTGTGGAAGCGCTGAATAAAGCGGAAGGAGAAAGCAAATGAAAGCAATGCAACTAGACCACGACATGCTGCTGCGTGCGGCACGCATGATGGAGAGTGAGGGCGGTAGTTTCGCCGGGCACATAGCCCGGGCGTTCTATGTCGCCGACCTGAGTAACAGAGAGAAACTTCTCTCCGCGTTCGATGAACTGTTCGTTCAGTTCTACAAGAAGCACATGCGCGATGTGCGTAATCGTGAGATGAATGTGTAACAACAAAAGGAGAAAGCAAATGTGTAAACACTGCAATGTTGAACAAGCACGCCTGTTCACCGATATGTTCTTCAATGCCGCCCGCATCGTGGCGGGTGACACCTACGGGTTTGCCCGTGACCAGTACGGACACCGCATCTACCAGCAAAGCTACGAGGGGCGTGCTTGGTTCAAGCGTGAGTGGGACAAGCATCAGTTCCACCCCGCTGTGCATGCCTCGTTCGATATCTACCGCCCCGATGACTGGCATCAGCTGCTCTTGGAGTGGCCGCACAAGTCTGTCACCGACCCCAACCGGGTAGCGTACACGGAGAACGAACGCAAGGGCGAGGCAGATCGCCAGACCGTTACTACCCTGGGCAAGTATCTGCGCCGTCACTTCCAGGCCATGCCTGACCATGAGCTGCGTGACATCGTTGCGCGGCATACCTACTCGGGCGGTATCGAGATCGTTGACGACCTGCCCAACATGGTCGAGGCTGTGATGAACGGCCCCAGTTCTTGCATGACTAGGCACTTCAACACCCGCTGTGCTGATGGCGAGAAGCGTCACCCCTACGCTGTGTATGACCCGTCACTTGGCTGGTCTATGGCGGTGCGTGTACAAGACGGCAAGATACTCGGTCGCTGTCTTGTCTACACCGACCCCGACTCGGGGTACAAGTGCTTCGTGCGTTCGTACAAGCGCAGCCCTGACCAGCGTTCGCACTCAGGTGTCGACGAGGCTATCGAGGCGTACCTCAAGAACCTGGGCATCGAGAAGCGTGGTGGGTGGCCAGAAGATGCCAAGCTGAGTTACTACAAGCTCAGCGGCAACGGCAACGAGTTCCTCGCTCCGTACATTGACGGCGACGAGCGGCAAGTTGACATCTACAACGACCAATACCTGACCATATCAGCCAACGGCGAGTACTGCTGTGACAACACAGACGGCAGGTGCGGCGCACCACTCTGCAACTGCGAGGACTGCGGTGCTTCTATCTACGACGAGGACGATCAGTACTGTGTCGGTCGGGGTGAGGACACGACTGTGTGTCCACGCTGCTTCGACGAGTACACCTATGTGTATGGCCGCCGTGGGTATCAGTACTACGTGCATCAGAACTACATCGTTGAGGCTGACGGCGAGTACTACGACGAGGACTACCTTGACGACAACAGCATCGTCGAGCTTGAGGATGGCGGGTACACGCACAGTGACAACGCTACCTTCATCGAGTCAGCCGATGCGTGGTACCCCAGTGACTCAGACGAGATATGCTACGCCGCAGACACCGAGCAGTATGAGCTAAAGGAGGACTGCTGGCTGTGCGCCGAGTCCGGCGACTGGTATACCGATGCCGTTGACCATGTAGAGGTTGACGGCGAGACGTACCACCCCGACAACGCCCCTGCAAATGAACCCAATGAATGACCAACACCACAGGAGAAACATCCATGAACAAGAACTCTATCCTGCACAAGACCCTAGCCCGCGCACTCTCCATGATGCGCCCACACAATAGCGAGGGGACTAGACGCATGACCGACTGGCTGCAAGAGAACGCACCAGCACACGCCAAGGTGCACCGAGATGAGGTAGGCAACCTGCACATCGACACCCGCATATCCACAACCAACCGCACGCTGTTCACCGCACACGTTGACACAGTCCACAAGAAGGCTGGCCCCAACAAGATCAGGAAGACCAACACGCATTGGTATGCCGAGGGTGCGCCGCTTGGTGCAGATGATGGCGCTGGCTGTGCGATGCTGATGCACTTGCTTCACAGCGGCGTAGACGCATACTACCTATTTACTCAAGGCGAGGAGTGCGGCGGTATCGGTGCCCGGCATGTGGCGCGTGACACTACGCTTCTCTCCCAGTTCGACCGGGCTATTGCGTTTGACCGGCGGGGTATCGACAGCGTCATCACGCACCAGGGGTGGGGGCGTACCGCATCTGACTTGTTTGCCCAGGCGCTATCCGATGCGCTCAATGTAGACGAGCGGCTGATGTATCTGCCCGACGATACGGGTGTGTATACAGATACGGCAGAGTTCATCGATGTTATTCCTGAGTGCACCAACATCAGCGTGGGTTATGCCCACGAGCACAGCGACCGGGAGTCCCTTGACATCGTGCACTTCCTGGCCTTGGCCGAGCGTGTCGTCAACATCGACTGGGACGGGCTACCCACCGACCGCGACCCGACTGAGATAGAGACGTTTGGTTCCCGGATGGATAGATGGTCAGACTACGGAGAATACTGGGGTGTAGGGGGCAAAGCGACCAGTGTCAGCTCTCTTTCCGGCAGCCATTGGCTGCTCGATGATGACGACGAGGCGTGGGAGCTGGAGGGTTTGCGTGACGCAATCTATGACGCGATGGCCGGTAACAAGCAATGGCTTGTGGAGCTACTGGCCGAGACTGTTTACCCCGAGGACCCCGAGATGGCGGAGATGTTCATCGACCGGCGCAAGCTAGACGGCCACGTCCTGGCCGAGGCGCTGGATAACTGCAAGACCTATGACCCCGACACAGTCCTGTGTTGCATGTTTGACCAAGTTTATAAGGAGGCCTAAGAGATACAAAATGCAAACCAAAGTCTAACGCTTGACAACTTTACGGGCTTCACTTAACCTGTGAGGCCCATCATTTTTAGGAGAAACCCACAATGGGAAAACACACAATCACTGCGGATTGGGATTTACTGTCCCTGCAATCCATGGATACCACAAAAATGTTCTTCAGCACGGCTCGTCATCTGCTTGCTGACTCGGAGCTGGACTACACGGCGGCTGATGTCGTTGCACTGGCAAGCATCATGAACGCTGACTTCAGAACTGCCGCTATGACTGTGCAGGCACAGACGATAGCGCAAAGCATCGACAACTTCACCTCATCCATCACAGACGCCATCTACAACAATCAGTAAGGAAACAACCATGCCAGACCTACAAACCGCATTGATCAATGCAATCCACAACAAACCCGCCCAGCTACACGCAATCGTCAGTGACTGGGATAAGCAAGAGCAAGAGATTCGTCAACCACAACAGGAGAAAGCAATGGAAGCAATGGAAGCAACAACAGCTAAACGAGAGCACGGCGCTCTAGTCAAGAATGTATTTGCGTTCATCAAAGACAACCCAGGCAAGTACACCGGACAGGAGACAGGACACACGCTGAATAAAGAACAGGGGTTCAACATTGGCTCAACGATGGGGGCTATCTCACAGTTCGTTAGAGCAGGTATGGTGGTGCGTGATGACGAGGGCAAATTAGCAGCGACAGTCGATGAGTACACAGCACTCAACGCCGCCTATGCCAAAGCTATGAAGAACTCACCCAAGCACAAGCGTGCACGTGCCCTGGCCGCATTGGAGAAAGCACGTGAGGCAAGAGCTGCGAACATAGCCAAGCGCAAGAAGGCAGCAGAGCGAGCCGAGCGCAAGGCAGCAAAGCTGGCCCTGCAAGAACCGCAGGTGGTGGAACCAGCCCAAGGCATTGCAGCTCTACAACCCGCCCCTACCCCGGTGCTACCCAACTTGCCCACCGCTGAATCAGTGCTCAACAACATGAGCATTGTGGAAGCACGCAAGCTGTACGACGAGCTGAAGAAGATCTTTGGTTAATAGGAGACAAGCAATGAACAACGCAAAACTAACCAAACCCTGGATACCTGTCGGGCATCCCGAGTACAAGTGGACATCAGGCGCTGACGTGCAAGCAACGTGGCGCAAGTACGGATGGACACCGCCGAGCGAGAAGATGACCCCGCCTGTCGTCAAAGAGCCCGAGCCTGCATGGGTGCGTAGCCTGGGAGGTGTGCGATGAGAACAGATGAAGACGAAGCCTTCGAGCAGATCGAGAAGGCGCAGGGCTGGCGCAAGCGGCAGATTGCAGATGCCGAAGACGACGACATCATGTGCTACCGCAACGATGTGCTAGAGGAGGTGGCCCGCGCCATCGAGCGGTTCAAGCCAGCGTTCGGCCCCGATACTGTGGCGAGCTTTGCTATCTTTGTGAGGGGGATGAAGCGATGACCATAGAAGCAATGAAACAGGCGCTGGAGGCGTTGGAATGCATTTTTGCATCAACACATCCGTATCGTGGCGATGACTCAACATTTACGGATAAGGCATCAACACTTGGCGACAAAGCCATCACATGCCTACGCCAAGCCATAGAGCAGGCTGAGAAGCAGGAGCCGGTGGCGTACAACAAAACAGAAATAAACGGTTTTGTGCAGAACTTGTACGACAAAAAAATGCAAGAAGGTAAACACGGACATTATGAAACCATGTTTCATTGTGTGCATCAAGCAATCGCAAGAGTCACCCCACCACCCTTGACCGGAGGTGATGACCGCCGTCACATCATCTGCCTGTGCCCTGATTGTGCCACCCCACCACAGCGCACATGGGTTGGGCTGACGGATGAGGAGATCAAGCCACTCTGTGATGAAAACTACATCATTTATGGAGCGTACGCAGTTGACTTCATTCAGTCCATCGAAGCCAAACTCAAGGAGAAGAACACATGAGCAAACTCAAAACCCTAACCATACCTGACCACCACAAGGTGCAAGCCAAGGCGGTGCTCAACGAGGCCGCTGATGAAGCGCCAGACAGCGTGATCGTGCTGTGCTTCTGGAAAGATCGGGGCCAGTTCAAGATCAAAGTGTCCACAGTCCCAGACCGGCTCATGCTGATCGGTGCGCTGGAAGAAGCAAAGAACAAAGTCATAACGGATGGGTACGCATCATGACTGTCCCCTACAACGATGACACGAGGCAGTCATACGTTAACAGGTGGGCAGACCAGCACCTGCATATTGCTGAGGCGCATTACGGCCTCGGTAATGAAACATCAATGTGGCTGTCGTTGCTCTACTACGCCATGGCTGAGGAAATCTACGGAGAGCACTGGGACTATTTAAGCAGACTGAAGGAGAAAGCATGAACAGAGATGACATCATCCGCATGGCGCGAGAGGCTGGCATGGAAATTTGGAAAAGCGGTCATCGGTACATGGATGACTTTGATATTTACCAGTTTGCCGTCCTTGTCGCCGCCGCAGAGCGTGAACGACTGCTGCCAAAAGAGCCACCGCCCGGCCTACTTATGAGCATGGCAGTCAGATATGACCACGGGCTTGGTATGCCGGGCTATTACGACCACGCCGCGTTCGATAGGTTTGATGGTGACAGTCACGCGAAACGACTGGACGGGGCGCTTTCCATCATGCGTCAGTTGTACGAAGAAGTTTCCAGAAATGGTTTTTATTCGGACGAGCGCGAACATGAATACGCCGCCATCCGAGCAAGGGGACAAGCATGAAGCAGATAGAAATCCTAGCGATGTTACACAACATCATTGCCAACAACACGCAATACACAACATGGACGGTATCTACGCCGCACCTTGTTGCGCTGGTCAACCAAGCCGTGGAAGCCGAGCGAGAGGCGTGCGCAAAAATTTGCGAGAGGGAGTACGACACGGGCCTACTCATGGCGCCAGAGTCCCCTAGCCTTGCGGCCGCCATCCGAGCAAGGGGACAAGCATGACCAGAGATGAAGCATTGGTGCTTTTGACCTTGGCGTATGGACACCATCCAGCCTTGGCTGATTTCAACATCGCGGCCGTCAACCGTGTGTTGGACTTGTTGATTCAAGCAGAGCGTGAGGCGTGTGCAAAAACGATTGACGAAATGCATCTTTATGGGTTTGATGATGTGCGTGAATTTGAAATAGCTACATTACAAGATGCAGCAAAAGCCATCAGAGCAAGGGGACAAGCATGACCCAATACGAACTGAGCCAGTATTACTTTGCCCTGTCAGAACAGGCAGAGTGGATGGATGCGGCATTGAAGCACTACCAGTTTGGGGACGAGGAGAGGGTTTGGTATGCCATGCTTCGCTGGGCTGAGAGCAAACACCAAGCAAGAGAGATAGCCGATGCCCACGACACCATGTCGTTTGCCAAGGCTATGGGCGTATCAGATGGAATCAGAAAGGCATGGGAATGAACACACTACAAGAGTACTGGGACGCATGTCTCATCCGGTCGTGGCGGCGGCAGTTGTGTCTGCTGGATGCCATGAGTATGTTTCTGTCTCTCACGGGCAAACGCACAGATGAGTGCGAACTGTTGCGGGTTCCGCTGGATAACATCCCGTGGAAGACCGGGGTGCGTGTGTTTACCGCATACCACCTGCCCAAGATCAACGACAAGCTGTGGGAGCAAGAGCCGGAGAAGGACATACTCCTACTACGCAAGTTGCAAAAGTCAAAGTACAACACCGAGAAGACCCAGTACCGCACTAACGCAGACCGAGACTTGGCAAGCGAGCGGGCGAAAAACCGAAAAGACCGGATGAAAATCGAGTATACCCACAACGAGGTACAAAACAGAAACTCCGCAACCGACTGGGGTGTAACAAAGGGTGCGGCAAAAATTAGAGTGAGGCGCAAATGACATTCGACAAATGGTGGGCAACGCTCACCCCACGCGAGCAGAAGATAATCGGCGAGCATAATGCTCGGTTCGTCTGGCAAGAGGCTGTGTTCCACACAGTTGGCGAGACTGACCTCAGCGACTACGAGGACTGCCCCGTGTGCAAGCAAGACGTGATGATGTTGACAGGCACCTGCCTGTTGTGGAAGTGTGGCACCTGTGGCCACGCCAGGAAAGTTGAACCAGAGGAACCATGAAATGAAATGCCCCGAGTGCGGTGCTTGGTCTAACGTGATCGAGACCCGCAAGACTTTGTTGTTCGGTTACGTAAGAAGGAGGGAGTGTGCCAACGAACACAAGTTCACGACGCAGGAAGTCGTCATCCCCGACGAGGTCCGCAGAAAAGCCCGCAGCGATTATGGAAAGGCTACGCACCAACGACTGGTGGCCCTTCACAAGGGTGGAGCCGAAGCTGCTGGAGAAACTACACAAACAAAAGACGCTTGATAGCGTAGGAGAAGCACCGCTATGACACAACTGAAAGACGGATTGAACGGCACCCGTGCCGACGATATGCAGGTAAGTGGAAATCACTACAAAGAGATGCCAGTGCAACCCTGGGCTGTGATGGAAGCAGTGTTAACCCGAGAAGAGTTCGTTGGTTTTCTCAAAGGAAACGTGATTAAATACTCGATGCGAGCCGGACGCAAGGAAGGCAGCGACGACGCAGGCAAAGCCAAGCACTACCTGATGAAGCTCAACGAAATACAAGCGAAATAAAAATGGCACAAACACCGGAGGCAGCCGTGAAACGGCGCGTCAAGCAGCAGCTGGATGAAATGGGTATATACCACTTCTCTCCGTTCCAAGCCGGGATGGGGAGGGCTGGCATACCCGACATCATTGCGTGTTGCGCGGGGCGTTTCATTGCCTTCGAGTGCAAAGCGGGGAAGGGCAAGACAACTGCCCTACAGGAGAAAGAGATCAACGCAATACGCGCAGCTGGCGGTATGGCGTACGTGATCAACGAAGAAAACATGACCACCATAAAGGAGTTACTGCAATGGATGCGCTAGCAAAAAAGAAACTAAAAGCGGAGTGGGCCGACACGCTCACCCTGTTGGAAGACCTATCCGATGACAAGCGGATGCACTTTGCCCTGCTACTGAGTAAGCTCGCCAAGTGCTACGTGGAAGACGGCGGCCACAAGGCAGTTTTGCTTGTCGATAATAACGACCACCTGATGACGATCAGCGTGGGTGCTACCGAGATGGAGTGCATGGAGATACTGAACAAAGCACAAGAGGTGATGGGCATGGTCGTGACCGAGGACGCGCCTGCCAGGGAGATGTTCAATTGAGCGCACCGTACAAACGCATACTGACAATCGATTTTGAAACACGCTGGGACAAGACGGACTACACGCTGTCCAAGATGACAACTGAGGAGTACATTCGTGACAAGCGTTTCAAGGCATTCGGCGCGTGCATCCACGAGTTTGGATCTGATCGAGTCACTCAGTGGTATCGAGGAGATGAGCTTCCTAGAATCCTGGGGACATACGATTGGTCAACCACCGCAGTCCTTGCTCATAACGCACAGTTCGACGTATCCATTCTCTCTTGGGTCTACGGGGTACGGCCCGCGTTTATCTTCGACTCGCTATCAATGGCGCGAGCTCTACGCGGCGTGGAGGTTGGCAACTCGCTGATGAAGCTGGCTGAGGACTTCGGCCTACCACCCAAGGGCAAAGCGGTGCACAGCACAGATGGGTTGCAGGAGCTTGATGAGGCGGTTGAGCGGGAGCTGGCCGAGTACTGCAAGCATGACGTGTACCTGTGCGAGCAGGTGTTTGAGCGCCTGGTTGACGGCTACCCTGCGAAGGAGCTGCGCCTGATCGACATGACCTTGAAGATGTACACCAACCCTGTGCTGGAGCTGGACCGCAAGGTACTGATCACCGCACTACAAGAAGAAGGAGAAAGACGTGAGGGACTACTCAAGAAGCTGGGCGTGGACGAATCTGAGCTGGCGTCGAATGAAAAGTTTGCTGCCCTACTTCAAACGCTCGGGGTTACTCCTCCGACAAAGATCAGCAAGACCACAGGCAAGGAAGCCCTGGCACTTGCCAAGAATGATGCGCTGTTCCAGGCACTTCTCAATAGCGACCGTGAAGACATTGCCGACCTTTGTGAAGCTCGCCTTAAGGTTAAATCAACCGGAGAGCGAACCCGGGCCCAACGATTCCTTGACATTTCACAACGCGGGCGTCTTCCGGTACCACTTAGTTATTACGGGGCTAAGTCCGGTCGCTGGACTGCAAGTAAAGGGTCGGCGATCAACATGCAGAACCTGAAGCGTGGCGGGGCTATGCGCCAGGCTATCCTGGCCCCGGAGGGCTACGAGATGGTGGTGGGTGACTTGTCCCAGATCGAGCCCCGGGTGCTGGCGTGGCTGACCGACTACGAGGACCTGCTGGCTATGTTCCGTAGCGGGCAAGACGTGTACTCCCTGTTCGGAGCCAACATGTTCGGGCTCCCAGGCATGACCAAGGAGACGCACCCGATCGAGCGCCAGAGCGCGAAGTCAGCCCTGCTGGGGGCTGGGTATCAACTGGGGTGGGCGAGCTTCTCTGCGCAGCTTCTGACCGGGTTCCTGGGGGCTCCACCACTACGCTACACCAAGGCTGACGCCAAGCAGCTGGGGATTGATGCGGCCTACATCGAGAAGTTCATGTCCTGGGAGGACAACCTGACCCGCATGACGGCCATACCCCACAACTGCACCGAGAAGGAGCTGCTGATCCACTGCGTGACAGCCAAGAAGATCATCGACAACTACCGGGCGACGGCCCACCCGGTGACTACCTTCTGGGATATGTGCGAGCGGCTCATCAAGTCTGCGCTTGTGGAGGGGGAGGAGTTCGTGTATAAATGTGTCACCTTCAAAAAGGAGGAGATCGTATTGCCTTCGGGCATGTCGGTGCTGTACCCGAACCTGCGCAAAGACAAGGAAGGCAGCTGGGTTTACGGGGCGGAGGGCGAGAAGCCCACTCACCTGTACGGGGGTAAGATAACGAACAACATCGTGCAGGGAACTGCGCGTGTGGTGATGACCGATGGCATGCTACGGGTGAGCAAAAAGTACCCCGTGGTAGGCACAGTCCATGATGAATTGTGGGCCGTGGTGCCAGAGGGCGAGGCAGAGGAGGCAACCAAGTGGGTGTGGGAGCAGATGGTCAAAGAACCATCCTACATGCCGGGCATACCGCTGAACTCCGAGGTGGGGCACAGCAGACGCTACGGCGATATTAAGTAAAGGAGAAAGCATGAAGCAATTAACACTACCAAAGAAGATACAGATCGGTGACAAGTGGTACAGCGTTGACGTCGTTGAGTCGATGCGAGAACGAGCGATGATGGGCGAGGTGCACTACGGCAAGCGCACGATCACCCTGGCCCGCAGGTCATACCACGGCGTACCACTCAAGCTGTCGGCTCTACACGAGACGTTCTGGCACGAGCTAACCCACGCCATACTGGACAGTATGAACCGCACCGAGCTGAACAACGACGAGAGCTTTGTCGAGGAGTTCAGCAACCGGCTTGCCCGGGCTATTCAGTCAGCGCGTTTTTGATATGAAGCCAGTCACCTGGAGTCACAGCTCCCTGAAAGATTACGAGGGCTGCCCTCGCCGTTACCACGAAGTGAAGGTGCTCAAGAAATACCCGTTCAAGGACACCGACGCAACGATCTACGGCAAGGAGCTGCACGAGGCGGCTGAGCTGTACATCAAGGAGGACAAGCCGATGCCCCCGCAGTTTGAGTTCGTCAAAGACGTGCTCGATGCGCTCAAGGCAAAACCTGGGCGCAAACTGTGTGAGCACAAGATGGGCGTTCGTGCGGACCTCTCGCCATGTGGCTTCATGGACAAGGACGTGTGGTGCCGGGGTATTGCTGACCTGTTGATCATTGACGATGACAACTTGACGGCTCGCGTTGTCGACTATAAGACCGGCAACAACAAGTACCCTGATCGGGAGCAGCTACGCCTGATGGCGCTGATGGTGTTTGCGCACTTTCCGCACATCCGCAGGGTATCCGGTGCGTTGCTGTTCGTCGTGAAGAACGACATTGCCAAGGCCAACTTCATGGTGGGTGAGGCAGAGGAGTACTGGTGGGATTATCGGGAGCGCGTCGCCCGCATAGAACAGGCGCATGAGAGCGGGGTGTGGAACCCCAAGCCGACACCATTGTGCGGATGGTGCCCGGTCCTTAAGTGCGAGCACAACAGAAAGCGAGATTAACCATGACACAAACCAACGGAAAGAGGGACTACAAACATGCGTACAAGCTGCAAAAAGCAAGCGGAGAAACCAAGGATCAGATTGAGCGCCAGCGAGCACGTCGTGAATACGACAAGAAAGGCGTGGATCGGAGTGGCAAGCACATCGACCACGTCAAACCCCTACGTGCAGGAGGCAAGTCAACGCCGGGCAACACCCGACTGCGCAGCCCCAAAGCAAACATGAGCGACAAATAAATAACAGGAGAAAGTGATGGAAATTGTGGACGACAAAGCGCTCGTCTTTAAGACGCGCAATCCTGAGAAGTACAGCATCATTCCTAAACACAAGATCATCGACAAAGAAGGAGACACATACAAGGTAGCGGTTTACTGGGGGTTGGATGAGTCGAGGGTCCTGAAGAACCTCGGCGTCAAAGACATCCAGTCCCCTATTGTCCGACGCTACAAGTGGCCCGGGCGTTACAAACCTATGGCGCATCAGGTGGAGACGGCATCGTTCCTGACGATGCACAAGAAAGCGTTTTGCTTCAACGACCCCGGTACTGGCAAGACGCTGGCGGCTCTGTGGGCTGCTGACTATCTGATGGCGCTTGGCTTTGTTCGGCGTGTGTTGATACTGTGTCCGCTGTCGATCATGCAGTCTGCGTGGTTGAGTGACTTGAACAACAGCATCATTCACAGGTCCGCAATCGTGGCGCACCACCCCAAGGCATCACGCCGCATCGAGATGATCCAGCAGGACTACGAGTTCGTGATCTGCAACTACGATGGGTTGAACCTGATCGCTGACGAGATCAAGAACGATGGCCGGTTTGATCTGGTTATCGTCGATGAAGCTAACGCCTACAAGACGAGCACCACCAAGCGGTGGAAGACGTTGAAGTCAATTATCGGACCGCAGACCCACCTGTGGATGATGACGGGTACGCCTGCCTCGCAGTCACCCGCTGATGCGTTTGGTCTAGCCAAGCTCGTGAACCCGGACGGTGTGCCGATGTTCTTCACTGGCTGGCGTGATGCGGTGATGAACAAGATAACCATGTACAAGTGGGCACCACGACCTGATGCCAAGGACAAGGTGTTCAACGCACTGCAACCAGCGATCCGCTACTCCAAGGACCAATGCCTGGACCTGCCGCCTGTGATGACGCTCACTCGTGAGGTGCCGCTGACTCCGCAGCAGACCAAGTACTACAACCTCTTGAAAGAACAGATGCTGGTGCAAGCCGCAGGGGAGACCATCACAGCGGTCAATGCCGCTGCTAGCTTGTCCAAGCTCTTGCAGATCAGCTGTGGAGCCGCATACACCGACGCCAAGGAGGTGGTGGAGTTCGACTCAGCACCGCGCCTGGGTGTGCTGGAGGAGATACTTGAAGAGACGCAACGCAAGGTCATCATCTTCGCGTTGTTCCGCTCAACCATCGACACTATCCAGGCGCACCTGTCATCCAAGGGTATTGCAAACGAATGTATTCACGGCGGTGTGACAGCGAACAAACGCGCTGACATCATCCACCGATTCCAGACCGACGCCGAGCCCCGGGTCCTGGTGATGCAACCGCAAGCTACCGCCCACGGGATTACCCTAACTGCTGCCGACACGGTGGTGTTCTACGGCCCATTGATGAGCGTTGAGCAATACATCCAGGCTATCG